ATGTGCGAACTCGATATTTTACACGACTCTCTTTACCAATTCTGCCCCGAATTACACTTAAAACGACTCAACAGCTTAACGTTGGCTTGCCACGCATTACTTGACTGTAAAACTCTCACTCTTACCGAACTTGGCCGTAACCTGCCAACCAAAGCGAGAACAAAACATAACATCAAACGAATCGACCGATTGTTAGGTAATCGTCACCTCCACAAAGAGCGACTCGCTGTATACCGTTGGCATGCTAGCTTTATCTGTTCGGGCAATACGATGCCCATTGTACTTGTTGACTGGTCTGATATTCGTGAGCAAAAACGACTTATGGTATTGCGAGCTTCAGTCGCACTACACGGTCGTTCTGTTACTCTTTATGAGAAAGCGTTCCCGCTTTCAGAGCAATGTTCAAAGAAAGCTCATGACCAATTTCTAGCCGACCTTGCGAGCATTCTACCGAGTAACACCACACCGCTCATTGTCAGTGATGCTGGCTTTAAAGTGCCATGGTATAAATCCGTTGAGAAGCTGGGTTGGTACTGGTTAAGTCGAGTAAGAGGAAAAGTACAATATGCAGACCTAGGAGCGGAAAACTGGAAACCTATCAGCAACTTACATGATATGTCATCTAGTCACTCAAAGACTTTAGGCTATAAGAGGCTGACTAAAAGCAATCCAATCTCATGCCAAATTCTATTGTATAAATCTCGCTCTAAAGGCCGAAAAAATCAGCGCTCGACACGGACTCATTGTCACCACCCGTCACCTAAAATCTACTCAGCGTCGGCAAAGGAGCCATGGGTTCTAGCAACTAACTTACCTGTTGAAATTCGAACACCCAAACAACTTGTTAATATCTATTCGAAGCGAATGCAGATTGAAGAAACCTTCCGAGACTTGAAAAGTCCTGCCTACGGACTAGGCCTACGCCATAGCCGAACGAGCAGCTCAGAGCGTTTTGATATCATGCTGCTAATCGCCCTGATGCTTCAACTAACATGTTGGCTTGCGGGCGTTCATGCTCAGAAACAAGGTTGGGACAAGCACTTCCAGGCTAACACAGTCAGAAATCGAAACGTACTCTCAACAGTTCGCTTAGGCATGGAAGTTTTGCGGCATTCTGGCTACACAATAACAAGGGAAGACTTACTCGTGGCTGCAACCCTACTAGCTCAAAATTTATTCACACATGGTTACGCTTTGGGGAAATTATGAGGGGATCTCTCAGCACTTAGCCTGAGCGCGCGGTTTACCTGAACCCGTCAAAATTCTTTGACTTAAATCAATTTCAATCACCTTATTCCGGAGGAAATCAATCAGTATTTCTATATGATAGATAGCAAGAAAGCTCACCAGGGGGCAACCTAGTGAGCTCTCGATATGGTCGGTGACCAAATTTTTCGTCTCTAATTTGAACACAAAGAAAAGACTCATTTCTAATCTTCAAACTGATTGTAGTCTTTTGAGTCGACCGAGTAAAGAGACCCGGCAAAGGGTTTGAGATGACACTTTTTGCTATTGCGATTGCGTTTTTAAAACGCATTATCGCAAACAAGAGATTGTCTCTGAATTTAAATAGCGGTTTTTCATGCCGTTTTATCAAATTCAGATTGGTTTTTTCAGTCAAAATTAATGCTTGATTCTAAGTCATCCAAGGAGAGCGAAAGCTCTCCTTTTTTTCAACAAAAAACCCTGCAATTGCGAGGTTTCTGTTTATAAGCAATGTGACATAGGAATCACTCTTATCACAGTAGCACCGAATTTGCGTAGCGCACTAATACTTTTTTACTGCAATTTATTACCCTGGCTTTTTCTATCTCTAAATCCATATCAAGAACTGCACCAGTGGCATACAGATAACCATCAACAAACCCCTCGGCAACCTGAATCATCTGTCGTATACGCCCCTCGCTTAACTTCCATTTACGGGCTATTGCCCGTTTTGACACCCCATACATGTAATGAGCAACAATCAGATTAAGCTCTTCATCTTTTCTGACAGCTTTTAACTTCGTAATTGCCTGGTCGATAACGCGGCCATCGTGATCGCTGCATGACTGGCGCTCCGATCTGTTACTGACGATAAGCCTTTTAAATCCTGCTGCTATGTGTGAGTAGTCCACTCTGCAGTTGTCTGATGAAGCCCATCCGCCCCAGCGGTCTAATGCAATCTGAATATCTCTCATCGTTTATCTCTCCGCGCTCCGTACAGCGCATTAACCAAAAACACCAATCCCGTATGACCGGTTCATAAACTTAAATAACAACTCCAGCTGACTGCCGTGCTTTGCTTCCCATGCTGCCGGGTTCCTGTGTAACTCGTCGTGGTGAACCCGGCACAACGGGATAGTAAAAATGTCGTGTGCTTTTGTACCTGTGCCGCCGGTACCGTGACCGATAATATGATGCGGGTCGTCCGCCTGCTGGCCGCACACACAACACGGCTGGCTTTTCACCCACTGCAGGTATTTCAGACACTCCCAGCGCTTTAACTTCGGGATCCGCATAAAACTTGCTGGCGGCTCAGGATCCACCTTAAGAACAACGACAGGCTTTATCTTCTCTACGATTTCCTGAACAATCCGGCTGTGTGAGCGCGGTTGATGGACAATGGAATGCTCTGTCATGGTGCCGGTTATCTCTTCTTCCGGTGGCTGCATCAGGATGTATGAGCTGATAAAGGCCGGAAGATGATCACTGACGCGGCGCATCACCGACCAGGTGAACAAATCGGAAGGATTCAGAAGATGACCGACCGGCAGCCGCAGATCGGTAAAGATGCAGCGTGCCACCAGTGCCCGCTGGTTACACAACAGAATTTCGTCCGCCTGCTGCTGGTGGACATCACCCGCCCGCAGGATGTTGTCATGGTGCCAGCATGTCCGGATAAAACCATCTTTGTGGCGGGTCATGGTCAGTTCGTGGTGGTGGTAAGGGTTTTCCGGATCGTTAATCTGGCAGTAGCCAACTGATTTAACGTAGTGACGGGATCCGGATAGTCCGCCGGCGGCTTTTATCACGGCAGGATTATCCAGGAAACGCAGTACCCGCTCATCTGTCAGCAGCGGCTGTGCATCTGCCGGTACCAGGCCGGACGGAATGCCATTCATCGAGTGCGGCGCCGCGCTCACCAGGTAGCGGGCACCGTTCAGAAAATTGCAGATCTCCGCACCCGGATTAAACATCAGGATCCGGGCATCTTTTTGGACAAAGCCGGTTAACAGGTAATTCATCAGGCCACCGCCGGAGTCATCATCAGTGCCAGCAGCTCAGCTGATTTGCTTTCAAAGAAGTGCGGCTGCGTTTCCCGTGGGTTTGCCGGGGATGTCATATTTTTACCGTATGCCAGTCCCCTCACCGTTATCGACCAGAACAGGCGCTGTGTGCCGCGTGATCCTGGCCGGGCTTTCTGTTCCACAATCCCCAGCTCAGCCAGGCGCTTATATGCCCGGGTAGCAGACAACGCTGCATTGTGATTTCTCAGTAGTGTTGTCAGGGAGGTTGTCGGTCTGCTGGAACTATCCACCGCGCCCGCCGGTGCATCAATCGCATAGGACGGAGCCAGATCCGGAAGACCAGCCATCTTTTGCAGCTTCTGATATCCGCCAAGCTTTGAGGAATTCGACAGATTCAGTGTTTTTGCCATAGACTCCAGCAGGATAGCTCCGGCCTGAACCTTATCAGCCAGCTGTATCGCCTGCTGTGTTCCGGCCAGCACATCAAACGTGCGGATCACTTTCAGATTGAATGAAGGGCTGATCCACATCGCATAGGCATAAACTAATTCTTTGCACACGTAGGTGCCCTGTTCGGTGCCACCACGCAGCACATTTACCGGCTGTGTACCCGAGTCGCAGATTTGCAACTCGGCAATAAGTTGCTCTGTCTGTGCGTTTCTCAGCCAGTAAGGCGGTTTATGCCTTTCCTCTCCACCAGCGGCCCGGTGCAAATCATTCAGGCAATAGCGACCGGCCATATCCCGGCGCACATTAATACCATCGACAATAATCAGATTACTCATCGTTATCTCTCCACTCATTAAGCGCAGCCGTATACTGCGCGTTTTACATAGGGGCTGATCGTCACCACGGATTTACCACCAGCGACTTTTTCACCCCATTCAATATCAAGATGCTTTACCTGGCTGTCGTCATTCCAGATACCGGCATGTGTCAGTGCGTCCTGTATCGCCTTGATGAAGTTATCCAGATCCCTGCGGTGATTCGATGGCGGGAACAGCACCAGCTTCAGGCTGATATCACCGGTGACCGGTTTCGGTGTCCGGCCGTTAAAATGATCCAGGATGTCAGCAATAACATTCAGACGGAACCGGCGGCCGTTTTCGCTGATCAGCACTCGGCCTTTTAAGGCTCCCCGCGATGGGGAGCGCCAGTAAGTGTTCATACTCGGCGGGAACGGAAGGGTCAGAGTTATTGCGCTGTGCATGACGGTCTCCGGTTCCAGGCTGCGATCGCCTCGTCTTCATCAAACCGTTTCATCCGCACCCCACATCCATCACAGGCAACACCGTACAATGTCAGGCCGTGGCTGCTGGGGCGGTGTATCGTGATATCAGCACATCCGCAAAACGGGCACGGTTTTAGTTTCTGTATCTTTTTAATCAGCTTACTCACGCCACCACCCCGCTACTCTGTTTCATCTCCCGGCGCTTTGCCGCCAGTGCCGTAAATAACCGGTTGTGCATGGAGACAAACCTCCGTTCTGTCATATCCTGATGAGTTCCTGCTGACGTTGCGGTACGGCCAGCCAACCCTGCGAGCTGGCGCTTTGTCCTTACCTGCTCGCCGTATGCCGCGATTTTTTCCGCAGCTCCGGGCAGCACCGTATAGACTATTTTGATACCGTTCCGCCGCTCGCCCGCATTGATAACCCCTGCGTTATCCAGAATCCTGATTGCTGACTGACTTTTGCTGCACGTCACGCCATATTTATCCATGATGTACCGGGTGGTAATTTCAGCCCCCTGCTCTTCGGTTTCGGCAATGGTTATGTAGAGTGGTATTTTCTTTTTATCTGTCACTATGCCGCCCTTACTTCTGCCAGATACTGATTACCGATAGATTCCAGATCCTGTTTCAGCGCGAAAGAAGGCAACCGGCGCGGGGTGATAAACGGACGCCAGATAAGAAACATTGAGCCCTTGCTGTTACCCTTTTTCTCCTCGCCGGTGACGGGATTAACGAAATTGATACGGCCGCCGGTAATTACCCGGATTTCATCAACCGTTTTCAGTGCTTCCAAAAACCAGCCAACAGACATATCTTCCGGTACCAGCATTACGACAGGTTGATTTTGCATGCGTGCCTGTTCGGCAGCCTTTTCCACCCATGGACGGATATTGCTGAATGGCGGGTTACACCAGATAGCACCATGGCTGACCCACTCCGATTTCAGAGCATCATCCTGCTCAGTCAGATACCGGGAACAAAGTGCATTGATATCACTCGCTGCGGCATCCAGATAAAATCCGAACTCCAAATCCAGAGCCGTGAAAAGCCACTCCGGAGTCTGCCAGCTGTCTTTGTGTTCAGGGGCTGTGTTACTTGCATATCCGGCCATCAGATAGCCCCCTTGTTCTGGTGGGTTTTCACCACTTCACGCAGGCGCTGGTACCGGCTGTGGAATGTGAATGCATCTGCAATATGCAGCCAGCCGCGGCGCTGAATGTGCTTTTCAAAAAAGCGGTCATCTGTCCAGGCACGTTTCAGGTCACGCAATACCCACCACCGGATAAACCGGTGCAGAACCGCCATCACAGGAACCACACTCACACCGTAAATTTCTTTGCTTTCTGAACGCATGATCATGCTGCCTCCCGTTCTTTTGCGGCCTGTTCTGTGGCCTGTTTCCAGTACCCGCGGAATGCTGCGCGTCCAGCAATTTCATTCATCCGCCCAATGTAGGATTTGTGTTTTGCGACCAGCTCCTGCACGCGGTTTTCTGGCTTCCAGTTGGAGGATGAGAACATTTTTCTGAAGACTTCATCGCACTCGGTGGTGTCGATGTGCTTTGAGTCCGCAGCGCGTTTAAATCCGGCTGCCTGTCTCAGCCAGTAATTAAACCCAGCGTTCCAGTCAGCGTATTGTGTGCCCTTGCTGGCGTGGTAGTCCCTGAATTTGCCAAACTCATCCTGAACATCCAATCCGGCAGTTTTTGCCCGTTCAGTGTGTTCCGGTGACGGCGCGAAGTTTTCCGGCATCACGGTTTTGCTTTTGGCTTTTCCGCGAACAGGATTAATATTTTTATTATCTGGATCTATGACTGGATCATTACTGATTCTGGGTGCAGATCCTGCACCACTATCGGAACCAGTTGCACCACCTGGTGAATCTGCTGCACCAGTCCCGGAACCATTTGCACCACTCACCCCCGCAGGATTTGCACCATATGGTGCAGGAGATTCACCACTAACAACGGCAGCATTTAAACGCAGGTGGTAGATATTTGACTGGTTAAGGCCGTTGGCAGATTTCCGGGCTTCAATACGAACCAGCCCCATTTCCACCAGGGCATTAATATGGTTCTGTACTGATCGCTCTGACATTTCGCACTGCTCAGCAATGTACGGCACAGACGGCCACGATTCGCCCTGGTCGTTGGCATTATCAGCCAGTTTGACCAGCACCAGTTTGCGCAGCGCGTTACCGGTTTTTATCTGCAAAGCCCGCGCAGTTAAAATCATGCTCATGGTTTCACCTCATCCACGCGTGTATACCGCTCCTGAAAGGTTTTCAGAGGTTCAAAGCACGGATGCTCATAGCCGTCACGCATGAAAATCACCCGGCTGTTTTGCCGGTCAAACCGGACAACGTGAACTTTCCGCCCGCGGCTGTCGGTGTAATACCGATCAAGATTGTCAGCTGTTTCTTTCATGCCGCGGCTCCTGCTGTCTTACCCAGGCGGTTAAAATCACCTACCGCCCACTTCACAAACTGGTAGTTTGTTTCCGAGAAACCTTCCGGTACTCTTACCGTATAAACAAATGCGGCAGGGTCTTTACCACCCTTAACAGGAGCAACGCGGAGTTGCGCAAAGCCTGCCAAATGAGTTAATCTGCTCATGCGTTTATCTCTTCACACAAATTGATATAGCGCGACCGAAGCCGGAGGCCGTATACCTTCGGCTTCACCCTTTCTGGTTACCTGAATCATTTCCCACCCCGTAGACCGCTTTCAGTGATGCGACAAAACCCAGCGCATAGGCGAATACCTTGTTCATTTTTTTATAGATCGCTGTCATCTCTTCCGGAGTCAGCACATCGTCTTCAAGGCTTTTCTGGATAAGTGATGCAAGTTGTCCCTGGTGGGAACTCAGGTTTGTCTGTATTTTGAATAATTCCACTTCGTCGATATTTTCGGGTTCTATCGCTTCCATCGGTGTAATACCGTGCCGGTCCATGTGGTATTCGACCAGGTGACGGGTTTTGGTCAGGTCTTCCATCGCTTCCAGCTCGTCATTGTCGAAAAACCGGCAGCCGTTCTTCTCGTACAGATTGTTGTTGAATGTCGTCAGTGACATCCCCAGCGCACCAGCCAGCGCTTCCCGCCCACCCGGCATGGCGCAGCACATCTTTTTTACGACTTCTTTCAGTGATTCATTCTTCATTGCCTACTCGCTTTCTGATTGGGTTGTAGTTACCTCATCCATAGACACCATGTATCCTTACTCTGTCTGTGGTCGATTCATCGCCATTAAGTCGGTTAAATCAGGGCGAATATCTAGGGGGGAGACTTCATTGTTGGTGGCTTTGACGATCAGCATCACGAATCGGGCATCAATACCGCCACCATGAAGCCAGCGCCATACTGTAGGCTGACTGACACCGCATAACGTGGCGAGTTTCTGTTGTCCACCAGCGATACTGATTGCCTTTTGGATCGCTTTATTTTTCATGTTTAACCTCATTCGTATAATCACAATAGGATAATAGCAATGAGTATTAATTTATTCAATACCAATGAGTGTTTGCAATTAAATACCCATGGCTATAAATTCGCGTACATGAAAAGTACACTTGCAGAGCGCCTCAAAGAGGCTATGAAAATCCGAGGTGACATGACTCAGGCTTCTTTAGCTGAGGCATCTGGTGTCGCTCAGCCCACCATCTGGCGGTTAGTGAACGGAAAAGCCAAAGGATCAGTAAAGCTAGTGGATATTGCGAACGCCCTTGCAGTCAATATAGATTGGCTTGCAAACGGGGTTGGTGAGATGAATAGCCCAAATAAAGAGCCACCATTCCAGATTGATAAATCGTTGAACATTCCCGTCTGGAATGAGAAAGGGAGAACTGAAGATTTCGTGATCTCTCCTGTTGGAAAGCCGCTATCTTCATATAGAGCTTACATTATAAATCGCAATACTGGGTGTTCTGATGTCTCATCCGGAAGTATCGCTATAACCGATTACGAAATATCTCCAGGAACAGGTGATTTGGTTATTGCGAAAGTGGGTGGGAACATTTCTGCTTATAAATTCCTTGACGGCGGTGAGCACGGATTCCTTTCAGTTGACGATTCGCGCGTTCCGTTGGTTGACCTGTCCACTGCAGAATTGCTCGGTGTAGTGGTGTTTCTTATCCGAGACTTCAGAAGGTAATCTGAGGTTTTCTTGTCATCAACAAAAACCCTCTCGTACTTGCCGATTCCACACCTCATTAACACCATCACCATTGTCCCATTCCTCTCGAATATAACACCGGGTCACATTAACTGTACAAATACACAGTAGTATAGTTATACTTTAAACATCTATCGTTATATTGCAAGAAAATTTCTCCTTTTTGAGGGATAGCATAGAGTATTAAATAAAACGATTTTATATTTTTATTACTTTAATTCATTTAGTTACGTCAGATTTCCACCTAGCACCAAAAATACTGATTGCTATATTAAATACTTATTGCTATATTTACCTCAGACAAAAAAATGAGGTAATCCAAATGCAAACAGAACCAATCATCACCACTAACAACATGTCAGTAGACGATGTTACCGCGTGGATCACCGAAAAAGCCCAGGCTTTTCACAAACTGCAATCACTCCGTACCGAACGCGAAAGAGCAATCCGCGATCACGAACGTGCTCTCGACCGATTTGATGAAGACATTGCCAAGTGGGAAGACCGCTGTGCTTTAACAGTACAACCGCAGTAACGGCTGCGTATCTGAATAGCTGTGTGAAGAGTAAACGACCCCATAACAATAACCATGCAATACCATTAGCGGCCGTGCATACCACGGTGCAGTCCACCAGCCGGCCGCCATTTTTTACAAACATAAGTCCACCGGCGTAAATCGTCCTGCCGGATATACCTTGCCTAACCGCTGGTGGACTTATCTTTGTGTGAAGAGACAACGAAAGGAAAAACGCAATGAGCGAAAATAACCGCATGACCAGTGTACCGGACTTTCTCTCCGAGTTAGACGCCGGTGTGTTTGAAAACAAACTTTCTGCTGCACTGAATGAAGTCGCTTTTGGTACCAATAAGAACGGCGGTACCGGTGAAGTACATGTGATTTTTAAATTCACTCAGTCAGATGAAGACCGCGTGAAAATATCTCACAAACTGAAAATGGTTACCCCGACCAAGCGCGGTAAAAAATCGGAAGAGGATACAACCGAAACACCGATGTGGGTTGGTAAAGGTGGGAAACTCACTATTCTGCCGGAAGACCAGGGGCAATTATTTGGTATTGACGGAAGTGTTGACGGGAAATTAAAAGCCGTTAAGTAATTTCCTTTTTTTTAAATAAACCATTCCATTCACTTTTTATGTTTTTAATTAAACAGGAGTCTTTTTATGTCTAATTTAGACGGAACTGCTATTTCTCAGATTCAGAATATGGCCGTTGCTTCATTAAGTCTGGATGCTGTAAATAAATCCCTCTGCCCTGCTGTGGTTTTACCGGGTGATTTCAATGTTAAAAGCCTGGAGCAATTACAAGAAGGCCGCTACCGCTTCCGTGGTGCAATGGATACAACCAGTATCGCTGATTTTGTGAAATATTCCCTGCAACACGGTGTTGAGGAAGGTGTCAGCTGCTTTATTGATGCTGATGAAATGGCTGCAAAAACCATCTTCAATATCGGTACTATCGGCGAGCCGGGGCATGCTGATAATACCGCCCAGGTATCACTGAAAAAGACATCACCATTTGAGTCTCTTCTGCATATGAACGGCCGCCGCTGTGGTCAGAAAGAACTGGCTGAGTGGTTGGAAGACTGGCGCGATAACCTGATGGCCTTTGATGCCGAAGGTAATGTTATTGATATTAAGCAGGCAATCAATGCCGTCCGCAAAATTACCATTGAAGCAAGCCGCTCCGCAGATCATGAAGACCGTGATTTTGGTGCCAGCCGCTCAGTAATGGAAAATGTGGAAGCAAAAAGCCGTGACATCATGCCTGCGGTATTCCAGTTTACCTGCACACCATACGATGAACTGTCTGAACGTGCTATCAAACTGCGTTACAGCGTTCTGACCGGTGGTGAAGTGCCTGTGCTGGTACTGCGTATTGTTCAGCTGGAAAAACTGGAAGAACAAATCGCTCAGGAATTCCGTGATCTGCTGGCTGATAAATTCGAAGAAACCGAAATTCAAACCTATATCGGTAAATTCAGAGCTTAATTATTTTATGCCGCTTTAACTGGCGGCATTTTTACTGCCCGACACCAGAGAATTACTTTATTTATAGCACAAACTTTAATTTAAAGAGGAATACTCATGTCTGAACAAAAAAATCCGAGCATTAAAATGATTATTACCGTGACACTGGAAGGTGCGCCATGCATTAGTGTTGATGTGAAAACAGATACTACTGTCGGTAAATACCAACCGTATACAGAGTATTTTCTGGAAAAAATTAAGGAATATATTTCCGGTGAGGAAGTAACTGCGGCTGCAATAAAAAAAGCAGGACAAGATACCATGATAAAACTCAGAACCCACTAAAGAAGTAACGAACCTTTATTATCTGAATCGTGCGGAGAGATAAATGTCATATATAGCAACCAGTACCGGAAAACATATTGATTTCGTCAATATCACTCCGGATCAGATTTGTATCGAAGATATCGCGCGTGGCCTGTCGAATGAATGCCGGTTTGCCGGGCAACTGGAGAGTTTCTATTCCGTGGCCCAGCATTCTGTATATGTCAGCCAGATTGTGCCGCCGGAATACGCACTGGAAGCGCTGCTGCACGATGCCGCTGAGGCGTATATCAAAGATATCCCCTCACCGCTGAAAGCCATGCTGCCGGACTACAAGTCCGTGGAAAAACGCATTGAAGCGGTTATCCGTGAGAAGTTCGGCCTGCCGCCGATAATGACCGTTGATGTTCACTACGCCGATCTGGTCATGCTGGCGACCGAAAAACGGGACTTTGAAATAGACCCCGGCGGCCACTGGCCGATGCTGGGTTCAGCCCCACCACATGATGACATCATTATCCAGCCACTGACACCACCGCAGGCATATCACCAGTTTATGGCGCGGTTTGAAATGCTGACAACTGAGGAATAGGCCATGAAAGAGCGCGGAATAATTTTCAACACGGAGATGGTACGCGCCATTCTCGACGGCCGGAAGACGCAGACGCGGCGGGTTATGAAGCCACAGCCAGTGCCTATTAACAGTGGCGCTAATCATGTGTGGTATTGCGAAAAAATAGATGCGAGCCTTGATGTTAAAGATGCTTTACAAGATGGAAATGTTGGCTGGTATGGTTTGATTTCTTCTGTTTGCCCACTCGGTGGAGTTGGCGACCGGCTTTGGGTGCGTGAAACTTTTGCATTACTTGGTAACGAAGATGGTGTTTGTGTCGATTGGAATGACCGAATTATTTATGACGAAAAAGAAGCCGCCAGAATTTATAGATCCTCTTGTGAGCAAAAAGACGGTGATTACGGCCTATGGTCAATCCCTGATGATGCTGACTGGAAGCCTCATACTGACAATCATAAATATGATGGAACATGGCGACCATCTATCCACATGCCGCGCTGGGCTTCTCGCATACTACTGGAAATAACCGGCGTTCGTGTTGAGCGGTTGCAGGATATCAGCCAAGCAGATGCTATTGCAGAAGGCGCACCGCCCAGCCACCCATCTATTGATGCTGTATCTCGTGAATATGGCTTCCCTGATTTTCCACGCTCGTGGTTCGGGCAAACATGGTGGCATATCTACGGAAAGGAAAATTGGCAGGCTAACCCGTGGGTGTGGGTTATCGAATTTAAGCAGATTCAGGGGTGAGCAACATGAGCTTCCAAAACGACACGAAATTGCATGAAATGACATGCATAAAATCAGATGGCCTGCACCGGCATTATCATTTTTCTAATCCTCAGAATTCCTGCTACTGGTTCGATATTGTGACAGTACCTGGTTATTTATTCATGACCGGTGATATGGGAACGTGGGCCTTTAGCCGTATACGCGACATGATCCAGTTCTTTAATCACGACAGTATTGATTATGGGTACTGGGCTGAAAAATTACAGATGGGGTCAAATCGTAGTGAGGCTTCAGCTGCATACAAAGAGGTCGATTTATCTTCAACTCTTGAATTTTATCGCCGGTCATTAGAAGAGTGGCTCGCAGATACCATTGAAGGTGAGGACGACAAAGGTACATTAAGTGCAATTAAAAGATCATACAGAGAATTTGCGGAACGTATCGGCCGGTTAAAGTCACTTATATCTGATTATTCAAGTGGAAGAATATCAGAGCATGTTTTTTACCGCGCTGTAGCAGAGGCAGACATGGAAGACGACTCATGGTCTGGTCACCCGTCACCGTGGGATTGGGAAAATTTAAGTCCACATTTCAAACCAACATATCACTACGCATGGGCGTGTGAAGCAATTCAATATGCCTGTCAGCGTATTGCGAATAAAGAACTGGCTGAGGCTGCGGTCGATAAACTGATTTTATTTAAGCAGGTGTCCGCATGAAACCCATCCTCGATATGTGCTGCGGCAGCCGAATGTTTATGCACGATAAGCAAGATCCGCGTGTGTTGTTCAGTGATATCAGAAATGAAGAACATACCCTGTGTGATGGCCGTCTGCTGGAAATTACACCGGATATCATTGCTGACTTTAAAAACCTGCCGTTCCCGGATGAAACATTTTACCAGGTGCTGTTTGATCCGCCCCACCTCGTCCGGGTCGGTAAAAATAGTTGGATGTTCAAAAAATACGGCTCACTGGATAAGCACTCATGGCGTTCTGACCTTGCTGCCGGTTTCAGAGAAGCATTCAGGGTGCTGCGGCCACACGGCAGTTTAATTTTTAAGTGGAATGAAACACAGATCTGGGCGAGTCAGATTCTTGAGCTGACTGAATATAAACCTACCATTGTGCAGCGTGTCGGTAAGAACGATAAAACGCACTGGATGGTATTCTATAAGGATCCGCTATGAGTGAATCTGTTCCGGATATAGCCGCCCGCCTGACTTACACGCTGCAAGTGATGGAAGAAAGGCACGGGTCTAAAATGATGAGTCTGACGAACACTGTCGAGAACAACGCTAAAGAAGCATTACGCCAGTGCATTATGGTTCTTCACTCATATGACTATGAATTAAATAAATTACAAGGGGATAAGGATAGTGAATAAATTCAAACACCTGATGATTGACCTTGAAACTATGGGTAACAAACCAGATTCCGCCATTGTGGCTATTGCTGCAGTTCCGTTCGATATGGTTTCCGGTGTAACTGATGATGCACTTTTTTATGAAATTATCGACCTGCGCAGCAGCGAAAAATACGGTGGTAGTATCGACGCAGACACCGTGCTGTGGTGGCTGGGTAAAAGCGATAATGCCCGAAGTGAGATCATTAACAGCGAAAAAGCTATTGATCTGCCGGATGCGCTGACCCGCCTGAGTTCGTTTGCTTCAGAATTCTGTGAAGAACGCGTGCAGGTATGGGGTAACGGAAGTAATTTCGATAATGTGGTCTTACGTACTGCTTACGAAAATTGCTTGATAGCTCCATTCTGGAAATTCTGGAATGACCGGGATGTGCGCACCATTGTCGAGCTTGGCCGCAATGCCGGCATCGACCCGAAAAAAGATTTCCCGTTTGTTGGTGAAGCACACAATGCACTGGATGATGCATTGCACCAGGTGAATTACGTGGTCGCAATCCACCAGCATTTATTTAAAAACCTCTAATCGTATACGGCGATGTGTGGAGAGAAGACTATGGCTATCGGAAAACTTATGAAAGCCAGCGCATGGGCAAAAAGAGAATTTGAGACAGGATCAATACCCGATAACAGAACCGTCCGGCGCTGGATAGAAATCGGATCGCTGAAAGGCCGAATTGTTGACGGAACTATTCTTGTTCATTCATCTGAACGATGGGGGGTTGAGTCTGAGGTTTCCTCATGCGTAAGCGATCTGATTAAGGCTTCATAATATGGCACGACCTCGCAAACGGGAATTCCGGCATCTGCCGGATTTCCTTTACTATGATAAGTCAGCAAAATGTTACCGCTTCATACTTGTAAACGGTGTCCGTAAAAGTGTTGGTACTGACAAGGCAAAAGCTATAGCCATTGCCCGTGAATACAACAATATTATGCGTCAGGAACGTGCAATCAGCGTTACCTCGCTGATCACTGACTCTGGTGGTGTTAATGGGGAGTCACTACCACTCGCTGAGCATTTTGATCGGCTGTTCGAGCGGATTATTCGTGACGAACAACCGTCTAAAAGCACCCGGTCTGACTGGATAAAAGATGCCGAACGTGTGAAAGAATTTTTTAAAGATATCCCGTCTGCCGAGATCACCCTGGAGCATGTGAACGGATTTATCGCTGAATACCATGCTGACGCATCAGCAAACGTTCAGAACCGGAAAGTCGGATTTTTGAAGAAGATTTTCAGTTACGCAATGGATGAATCGCTGATGCTGGATAACCCGGCTGAACGCAAAAAAATGAAGCGTGTCGACAGTAAACGCCGGCGGCGATTGTCGTATGATGACTTCCTGAAAATCAGAGCATCCGCTGAACCCTGGCTCCGTACTGCTATGGATCTCGCTCTGCAGACAACACAGGCACGGCTGGAAGTGTCGCGCATAAAATATAATATTAAGGCACCGAAGGAAAACACCTGCGGATGTGTCTGGTTCCCAGAGGAAAGAAACGGGATCTACGGGATGCTGTACATTCACCGGCAGAAAGTACAACACAAGGAAGCCGCCCATGTGGCAATACCGATCGGTAAAGTTATAAAGGAAATTATTGATAACAGCCGCGATAACGTTGCCAGTCCGTACATTGTTCACCGCGTTCCTGAGCGGTTACCAAACAAAATAAGCCAGTATGTAAACCACCCCACACAGGTGGCACCGGATTATGTCAGCCGGGGATTCTCAAAAGTCAGAGATAAAGTTGGGGTTGGCGCACACCTTGAACCAGATGAGAGGCCAACTTTTCATGAGATCAGAGCGCTGGCCGCATTTATGTTTAAACAACGCGGATTTGATCCACAAGCCAGGATGGCACATAGTGACGCTGAATCAACAAAAATTTATACAGAAAACCATGTTGATTGGGTCGAGGTACCGCACTGTGAAATCGCATAAATACGGGTGGTAAAACGAACTGTAAGCCTATGATTCGTATAGCGCAAATATTGAGAATAAAGCACTGTTTGCAAACACAGTTAAAACGATATTATTTAATAAATATCATGCAGTTACACAATAGCAAGTCGGTGTCATGGGGTGTCGGGGGTCGCAGGTTCAAATCCTGTCATGCCGACCAGTATTTTTATAAAAAACCAACCTCTTATGGTTGGTTTTTTTTGTGCCTGTAATTCGAAAATCATCACACCTTAAGCATTTTCACCGTTTCATCGATATCTATCTCATCTTCTGAGAAAATCAGGGTGGTGCCGTGCTGTGTGGTGATCGCCAGTTTTCTGAGTGTGCGCATTTCGGCCGGGCCGGCGGATTTTGGTTTGATGTTGTTCATCAGTACGCCGACAGACAGGACTGCATTCTCTTTATCAATCCCGGTATCTGCCGCTTCTTCCTCACTGTAAACCACGAAGGACTTAATGGCCGTCAGCTTAATACGCTCACCGGCGATGAAAACATATTTGCTTTCCGGCACTACTTTTACCGCATAGGCTGACAACCCTTTATTATTGGTGCCGGGCTCAAATGTCACGGCGGCATTTTTCTTAATCAGGTCAGGATTGGCGACCTTAACCACATGAAAATAACGGTTATCCCCGTTCTCATCTTTGATAAACCCAAAACCTTTATCTTCAAACCATGTTGTGATTGTTCCGTTCATCGCCATTACCACCTGCTTAATCATCTGTTGCTGAGTCATTACAGCGCGCAGTATAAAGGACAATGCCCGCGCAGACCACGCCTTTGGCTGAGATCCGGCGTAATCTTCAGGCACCCTCTTACCTGCCAACCAAAATTCCGGTTAAATAATAGCCTGACACCATAATTTACTGTTATCATCAAAATATGATTAGATATTAATATTATTAACTAACTATATTCCGGTAATCGAGATGTCCTGCAAACGTAAAATTCCGCTCGGAGAAAACGTGCTGGATGCAGCACAAAAGCGGATTGAATGGCTGTTTGATACTTTTGAACAAATCACCCTTTCCTTTTCCGGCGGCAAAGACTCCACCGTTCTTTTTCATCTGGTTGCAGCAGAGGCCAGAAGACGGCACCGGAAATTCAATGTCATGTTTCTCGACTGGGAAGTACAGTATTCCGCTACTATCAGCCATGTTGCTGCCATGAAATCACTCTATGCCGACTGTACTCAGCGGTTTTACTGGATAGCGCTGCCTGTCACCACCGAAAGTGGTATTTCCCAGTATGAACCGGCCTGGACGGCCTGGGAACCCGGTAAAAAATGGGTCCGGCAACCACCGGAAGATGCCATTACTGACCCTGATTTCTTTCCCTTCTATCATCCGGGGATTATTTTTGAAGATTTTACTCCCTCATTTAATCAGTGGATCACCGGAGATCATCACAGCTCTGTCATACTGCTGGGGATCCGCGCCGATGAATCATTAAACCGGTTTCTCGCCATCAGTAATAACCGGAAACTGCGTTATGCCGATGATATCCCGTGGACAACCGCATCACCGGAAGGATTCTATTATATGGGTTACCCGATTTATGACTGGCATGTGAAAGATATCTGGACTTATATTTCCCGCAGCAGACTTCCTTACAATACGATTTATGATCTGATGCATCAGGCCGGTGTCAGTCTCAGTAAAATGCGGATCTGTGAACCCTTCGGCCCGGAACAGCGCAGAGGGTTGTGGCTGTATCATGTCCTGGAGCCGGAAACATGGAGCCTTGCCTGTGCGCGGGTCAGTGGTGCGGATGCCGGTATGTTGTACACACGACCCGGAAATAAAGCCGGTTTTTTCGGTTCCCGCCAAATCAGCAAGCCTGCCGGTCATACCTGGAAATCCTACGCCCGTTTTTTACTGGCCAGCCTGCCGGAAAAAACCGCAGAACACTACCGGAACAAAATTGCGGTCTATCTGCACTGGTATGCAGAGCGGGATTATCCGGACGGGATCCCGGATGAACAATCCGGTGATACAGGCAGTAAAGATATTCCGTCCTGGCGGCGGATCTGCAAAACCCTTTTACGTAATGATTTCTGGTGCCGCTCACTGGCATTCAGCCCGACCAAATCTCATTGCTACGACAAGTATTGCAGGCGCATACAGGCAAAACGCAAAGACTGGCAACTGATATAGCAGACGGATAACATAAATATGAAAACAGTACTCTCTTTACTGGAAAACTATCTGAACGGACTGGATAATGAAGAACAAACAATTGAGGCACTCAACCGGATAAAACTTTTTTTACATCAGCGCAGTCCGTTTAAAGATGAACCGGTCGATTGTGTGCTGTGGGTAAAGCGGGCACAGGTGACCGCAAATGATTATAATCCGAACGTGATGTCACCCTCGGAGAAAAAATTGCTGGAAACGTCTCTGACCAAAGACGGTTATACCCAGCCGGTTGTTGTGCTGCCATCTCCGCACGACCGCTCAGACTTGCAGGTGGTTGATGGCTATCATCGTTATTTATTAAGCCGGAAAAATGCACTGAAAAAACGACTTAACGGATACCTGCCGGTAACGCTGCTCGATACGGAAAATCACGGAGTTGCTGAACAGATGGCCGTTACTATCCGCCATAACCGGGCCCGCGGACAGCATCAGGTTACCGCGATGTCAGATATTGTCCGGGACTTATCACGACTGGGCTGGAGCGATGAAAGAATCGGAGAGGAACTGGGAATGTCGCCGGATGAAGTATTACGGCTTAAGCAAATCAGCGGTCTGGCTGAACTATTTTCTGAGCGGGAATTTTCTGAAGCCTGGACAGTAAAATAAATCATTCCGCTGTTATCCGGTCCGGATGCGGTTTACCGGGATATCTGCGGATAAAAAAACAGATTATGGCAATATAGTTACCCCCTGCTGACGGAGATCATTTTGCTGAGATATTCCCTGCTTTTGCTTTTAATAACGATGTCTGCCGCACAGGCAAAAATTGATATTACAGCTATCGGACAGTGTAAATACAGCGGGCAGTTAACCCCTGAAGATATTGCCGGACAGCCCGGCGACGGTGAAATTCATCTTATTTACCGGACAGACACCACGGGAAGAGCCTATCCGGTAAAAATAACCAAAAATACAGAAAACACACTGACAAATTTACGCCCCGTAATCTGATGGTTTAATATTTATCTGCATCACCCGGGTGCCGTCCGAAAAATAGTTATGCTGTAACCCCGACGGGAACGCCAGTTGCCATAACCGCATGATGGCCGAGTCCTGACAATATTTCCCTGTCAGAATGCCCTGCATTTTATTTACCGATTTTTCTTCTCTGAATAATTCCGGCGGCAGACCAGTAACCTGATAATTCAGGATAATCACGTTATCTTTCCGGGTGACTTCTGTCAGAACGGTGAAAGGATCAACCGGTGCGGCAGCAGCTGACTCTCATTTTTAATGATCATCGCCTGAAGTGTGTCGTACTCTTCCGGTGATTTTGTCCCTGTTAAAAATACATATCAAATAACATTTTGGTGCTGATCCCGGCAGAGACCAGAATAATCATCGGTTTTATGACTTTCAGCCCGGAGCTCAGTACCACACCGGCCCCCAGCCGCGCCCCGATAGCTTGTCCGGCAAACATCAGTAATCCCAGCGACCACATCATTTTACCGCCTGCGATAAAAAAGATAACGGACGAGGTATTGGAGGCCAGGTTCAGGAAATTGGAGTGAATTTGTGCTTTATCTATCCGGTATCCTAACAGCAGCATATAACTGATGGTATAAAATGTCCCGGCACCGGCACCTAAGAATCCGTCATAAAACCCGACACCGCCGCCGCAGATAAATGAAAACAGGAAAAAAGAAACACGCTGTTTTTCTTTGGATTTAGTGATATCGGGTGCAAAAATAAAGTACAGCGTGACACTGATAATTAATCCCGGCAGTAATTTTTTCAGAAAAGTCGGATCAATAAACTGCACAAAAATCGTGCCGGATGCGGCACCGAAGAATGTCGCAATAAATACCCATTTATTATTCTTTAAATCAATCCGCCCCTGACGCAAGAAATAAATACCGGATGTTAATGAACTGCCCAGTGCCTGCATCTTATTTGTTGCCAGTGCGTTAGCAGGCGGTAACCCGGAAATCAGCAGTGCGGTAATCGACAGAAAACCACCACCGCCTGACACCACGTTGATAAATCCGGCGGCCACGGCGACAAAAAACATGACAATAAGAAATGTTATGCTCAT